ATGAAAAAATTCGTAAATGCTCAAGAGCTTATGGAATACTTTAATATATCGAGAGAAACCCTTCGAGCTTTGGAGAAAAATGGACTCCTAGTAGTAAGCAAAGGCAACTATGAATTAGAGCAAGTTGTAAATTTCTTTAATAACATAGAAGAAAAAATAAATTTAAATTTTAAAATAGGTAAATTCTATACTAATTAGCAAATAATGGATGCATTTAAATGTGATAGTAATCAGGGGATGAGAAGATCTCATGCAACTAATTTACTAGTTCTATTTACGAAGATTGAAAAAGATTTTTATCATGATAGATGGGATGGAGAAACATTACATTATAGAATAATAGGTTTAGAAGAAGTTATTAAGCATCTGAACAACTAACATAAATTATTGGATGAAAAAACGAGAACAGAGCTGTTAAACGGATGATAAATTCAATAAAATTATTAGATTTAATGTATTAACGGAGGCAATATTATGACAAGAGAGACAAATAATTTATTGGAAATTCCAAAACCGACCCCGCCTCGGAAATTAACTAATTTAGAGATTTTAGCAGGAAGACCCGTAACACCTATGGATAAATTAAAACTTCTTTCTCCAGATGAGTTTGAAGAAATGGTATTAGAATGGCTGGATGCATATATGAATGAGAAATATGAGAGCGTCAGAAGATGTGGAGGCGCAGGAGATATGGGGAGAGATGTGATAGCGTTTGTAAAGTATAGTAAAGATAGGGAGAAATTAATTTGGGATAATTATCAATGTAAACATTATGGTAGCCCTTTATCACCATCTAATGTTTGGGTTGAATTCGGAAAAGTTTGTTATTATTCTTATAAAAAAGCATTTAAGGTACCTCGAAAATATTATTTTGTTACACCTAAAGGAGTGGGCCAAACGTTAGCGGATTTATTAGATAATCCCGAAGATTTAAAAAGCGGATTAATTGAAAATTGGGGAACATATTGTGAACAGAAAATTACCAAAAAAGAAGATGTTCTATTAGAAGGAAGTTTTAAAGAATATGTAGAAAAATTTGATTTTGGTATTTTTAATTATATAGAACCTAACAAGCTTATTAAACAACATATGCAAACACCATATTTTTCTTTTAGATTTGGTGGAGGCTTACATAAGCCAAGACCTATTGCTGAAGATCCACCTGAAAATATAAACAAGAGCGAACTAACTTATGTTTCTAAGTTATTAGAAGCTTATGGAGAGTATTTAGAAGAGCGAATAGATAATGTAAACTCTTTAAATAAGCATGGTAAAATAAAAAGGCATTTTAATAGACAAAGAACATATTATTATAAGGCAGATTCATTAATGAAATTCGAACGAGATTTATTACCTATTGGAACAAACGCCTTTGAAGAGTTGAAAGGTGAAATCTATGATGGAATAATAGACATAGTAGAATCCGAAGAGCATAAAGATGCCTATGCGAGAGTAGTAGCAACAACGCAAGAGGCAAGAAAGTTAGTAATAAATACAAATGCTTTGGCCTCAATTTTGGATAGTAATGATAAATCTGGTATTTGTCATCATTTAGCTAATGAAAGAGAAGATATAAGGTGGGTGATAGACGATGAATAGTGAGAAAGAGGAAAGATTATATAAGAAAAGGAATTTATATTTATTTAATACACCACTAGAGATAGGAATACGAGCTTTAGTGATTTTAAATACATTAGAATCAGAATATTTGGGGATTGATAGACTTGTTATATACGACTATTTAATATTACATACAGGGGATGTTGTAGGCGGACCTCCAAGCGTCCATCCTGCGACTCCTCATAGATCTGGTGAATTAATTGTAAAAAGAAAGGCAATGTTAGAAGGATTGAATCTTATGTATAGTAAAGGTTTAATTAAAATCCATTTCTTAGAAACGGGCATTGAATATGGGACTTCTGAAACATCGAATTTATTCTTAGAGCACTTTACGTCTGTATACTTACAAAACTTAAAAGAAAATGCAAAATGGGTAGTGAATAATTTACATGTTTATTCTGAGAGTGACCTTAATCAATATGTAAAAAGTAACATAGATAGATGGGGTGGAGAATTTATAAATGAAGCTCTGATAAGGGAGATATAGACAAATGGAGACAGGTTTTTATATAAGTAGAATAATTGCAGTTGGTGAAGGAGTCAAGGATTCAGGGGTTAAATTTAAAAAAGGATTAAACGTTATTACTGGGCCTTCCGATACAGGAAAATCATATATTTATCAATGTATAAATTATATGTTAGGGGCTACAGAGCCACCTAAGGAGATTAAAGAAGGTAAAAAGTATAATAAAATTTTTATGGAAATATGTACATACTCAAATGTAACGTATACCCTAGAGAGAGATTTAGCAGGAGGAAAATTTAAGTTATATACAGAAAAATATGATTTAATTGAAAAAAAGAGCAAGAATTTTATCGAACTGCAACCAAAACATAATGCTAAAAATAAGGAAAATATTTCATCGTTTTTATTGCTGAAGAGTGGAATAGATAGTCCTAAAGAAATGAAAAAAAATGCTAGTAATAAAACTAGAACAATTAGTTTTCGAGACTTTAAGAATATTATCTCTATAAGTGAAGATAGGATAATAACGGAAGGTTCACCGTATTTGTCTGGTTCGCACCAATCTAAAACTGTAGAAAGATCAATATTTAAATTTTTACTTACAGGGAAAGATGATAGTTGTCTTGAAGAAAAGAGTAGCCCAGAAATCCAAAAAGCTAGATTAAATGGGAAATTGGAGATGTTAGAATATTTAATTGCGAGTTTACAAGTTAGGTTAAATCAAAAAGACATTAAATCAATTATATCAGATGAAAATTTTGTTTTAGAAGTTAAAGAACTCGAAGAGTATTTAAGTGCAATAAATAATGAAATTAATGAACTTACTGAAGATAGACAAGCTATTTGGGGAAGTATTCAACAAAAAAAATCTCGTCTTTTAGTAATTAGAGAGTTAATAAATAGGTTTAAGTTATTGAAAGAATATTATGAAACAGATTTAAAGAGATTACAGTTTATTAATGAAGGGTATAGTTATTTCTATCAATTAAACACTATTAATTGCCCATTATGTGGAAATGAAGCTAATGATCAATGTATAGATAACACACACAATCATGAGGTTGAGGATTTTAAGAAGATAGAAGAGTCTTTTCATGCTGAAGCTCAAAAAGTATTATTAAGCCTAAATGATTTAAAAGAAACTATGAGTGAATTAAATATAGAGCTAACTGATGTAAAAAGTGAAGTTCATCAATCGGAAGAGGAACTTGATTCTATCGAAAAAAGAATTGAAATAGAATTACGTCCTAAATCTTTAAATGTTATGGATAAACTTAATAAATTATTAGAAGAACAAAAAGAATTCGTACAGTATGAAGCTAAAATGAAAGAAATGGGGGAGCTAAAGAATCAAAAAATTATTATAGAAGAACAACTTAGTACTAAAAAAGATAAAAAAGATAATGAAGTTTCCAAAAGTGAGGATATTAGTCAGTATCCTATTCAGTTGGAGAACTTATGTGAAATAATTCAGGATTTATTGGTAAACTGGAATTTTTCTGATGAAAAAGTCAGTAATATTACGCAATTAAATGTGAATTTTAATGAGAAAAAAGACGATATAATCATTAATGGTAAAAATAGAGCTTCTTTTGGAAAAGGATCAAGAGCCATTTTATACAGCGCATTTGTAATTGCTTTAATGAAATATTCGAGTATACCAGATCGTTCTCATCCGAAACTGATTGTTTTAGATTCTCCCCTTACTACATTTCAAGATAAAGAAAAGAAACAGGAAGAAAAAATTAATACGGGTATAGTTAATTCATTTTATAACAATTTGAAAGAAATTGGTGAAGAATTACAGATAATTATTTTAGATAATAAAGTTCCTGTGGATGAGGAGAATATGAATCATATACGGTTTACCAAAGATGAAAATGAAGGTAGATATGGGTTCTTTTTGAAATAAAATTAATAGCAAACTAAAAGTATACACTTTTAGTTTGCTATTTTTTTATCTAAGCACTGTATATAATGTAGGTTTTATCTGACTAATTATTTTTTCTATTCTTCTCGTTCTGCATCATAAATTCCCAAAAACGTTTTAATTCTTCACGTTTTTCAGAAGAAGCCTCTTTAATATCTTTAAACCACAAGCCTAGCTCGGGATCGTAAAAAATATCATTTGGTCCATACTTTGCATTAATGTTAGGATTATCAATTCTTCCTAATAAATAATCAGTTGTAGTTTCTAAAACATCAGCTAAAGCAGATAGCAATTCGTTAGAAGGAGCACTATAGCCATTTTCATAATTACTAATAGTTCCTTTAGTAGTTTTTATCTTTTTTGCTAGTTCTTCTTGAGTTAAATTTTTTTGCTTTCTGGCAAACTTTAAACGCTGAGGAAACATTATAACAGCCCTTTCTAAACACAAAATAATTAATGTACAAGTATATTGTACATTAATTGCCTAAATAAACAACTTAAGTACAAGTTAATTGTTATTTTTGTTGACATACAAGAATCTTGTACATATAATTGTGTACAAGAAGTTCATACAAATTTTTTTGGGGGTGATTGAATGAAAAATGAGAACTTAATAAAGGCTCGAAAGAAAAAAGGATTGACCCAAGAAAAGTTAGCTCATTTATTAGGATATAAAGGTAGACAAGCTGTAGCTAATTGGGAAAATGGATATAATCTACCTCCGCTATCGATTGCTTTAGGAGTTGCTGAATTATTAGGAGAAGATGTGAGTTTGCTATTTGGATTTGAAGTTCAAGAAAATCATATAAATATAAGGTTTGTATAATAAAAAAGGGGGTAGTATTCATGATTAACTTCGACATCGAATCATTCCGTCAAATTATCCGGGAAGAAGTACAAAGAGCAACTGATCATCTTCAGCCAATGAAAGAGTTACCACCATTTTTAACTATTTCGGAATTAATGGAACTGTTACATATTAAACGCACTAAAGCATCTGAGCTATTAAACCGTTCTGATTTTCCAGTATGTCGCGAAGCAGGAGTTCTTATTCCTACACATCTTCTTTTTAAGTGGATGGAAAATCATACCGACTGGGTAGAAAACAATACTGAGTATTACAATCCATTTAAAGAATCCGTCTAATAGTACATTACCATAGTAAGTTGTCACAAATAAATATTGCTTTAGGTACGAATGGGGGAAGTAAACGATGTCCATAGGAAAAGAAGTTGCTATGGCACGCAAACGAAAGGGAATCACCCAAGAACAACTCTCCTTAGAAATCCCCGTGAGTCGTGAGTCACTAGCAAAATATGAAACTGAACAACGACGGTTACCAGAAGATTTACGAAAATGTATTACTGAAGGAATTGATGATCCGCAGTTATTTTTTAAAATGTGGAGTGAAGCAACAGGGGATGTAAGTATCCCGTTCTTCAACGGAGAGCAAATAGATCTTCATCCTACAAGTATGAGATACATGGTTTATCAAGAGACAAATGAAGCTTTGGAACAACTCGATACAGTATGTTGGTTTAAACCTTCACAAACTTGGTCCGAAAGTGAGAAAGAGGAATTGAAAAAGGTAATGCATGAAATCTTGGATGCTACAGGTTCAATGATGAGCCTCGTAGCGGTCCTATGTGATCAATATGGTATTTCAATGAAAGACGTCTTTAAGTACTGGAAAGTATCATTACGAGCTAGGAAGTATATAAAAGCTTAATTTAATTATTTTATTGGGGAGGTTTAAGTTATGACAATTGATTACGTAAGTCCAACTTTAAATCAATATAAAGCTCTAATTCGTAAGGAAGCAAATTTATATGGTGATATTCGAATTGCATCAGTTTGTGGAGACTATAGGAAAGCAAAAAACTTAAAGCAAGAGAAGAAGTTGATGGAGATAAGGATTCGAATTATAGAAGCAGCGTTCGTTTTGAAAAACAAAAAGAAAAAAGAAAAGACTACCGCATAGCCCGCGATAGCCAAGAAAATTAACATGTGAATTATAGCATACTTCAATTTAATGCGACAAGCAATTGTGCTTGTCGTTATGATCAGAAAGTCTGAGCCCCCATCTTTTAATAGATTCTGCTTTTTCTTTCTGTTCATAACGATGCGTACAGTATCAAATTACTAGAAATGAGGAATAAGTCATGAAATCAGAATGTAATCGTCTGTTTGATTTAGTTCTACCAGGGGATTTTACCTTTGCGAATGAATTACATAATTGCATGGTTACATGTCTTCATAATCTGTTCAATGCTGAATCGTTGGATGAAGCAAATCGTTGGGAGATGGAATTAAATCGATGTACACAGGAGTTTAAAAGTCTACGCAATGCAAAAGAGGAACATGAAATATCTAAGAGTTATCGTGTAGTTGTTAAAAGCCTTCAAGAGCAGGGGATCAATGCATCATTAGTTAGTCGTAAAAAATAAAAAATCTATCACTTTGCAGAGTGATAGATTTTAGACTCTAATAGAGAGTCTTTCTAAAAATTGAATTGGATTAAGTATATCAAAGCAAACCAAGTAAAACAATGGAGGATGAATAATATGGCAGTTTATAGACCTGTTCAAGTTTCATATTGGCAAGATGCTTTCGTTTTAGATCTTACACCGGAGGAGAAATACTTCTACTTATACTTAATGACTAATAGCAAAACTTCTCAGAGTGGTATCTATGAGCTTCCATTACGAGTGATAGAAATGGATACAGGGTATAACCGTGAAACGGTTGAGAAGCTGCTAGAGCGTTTTGCTGATTACGGGAAAATTCATTACAACAAAAAGACCAAAGAAATTATGTTGATTAATTGGCTTAAATTCAATGCTATTACAAATATGAATATTGAAAAGTGTGTGTTAAAAGAAATCCAGAATATTAAGTGTGAAGATTTTTTAATTGATTTTTATGAGACATGTTTAGATTTAGAACAGCAGCAAGATTTTAAAATTCCTCGTATTAAGGAATACTTCCAAGCTCGTTTTGAGTGGCTTATAAGGGGCTTCGAAGACCCTATGAAGGAAAAAGAAGAAACAAAAACAGAAACAAAAGAAAAAGAAGAAACAAAAACAAAAGAAGAAGCAGCAAGCTGCTCAAGAGATAAAAAAGTTGCAGAAGAAAATCCAATAGCATTTTATGAGCAAAACTTTGGAGTTCTTAAACCATTTGTGGCTGAAGGGATTAATGCGTGGATTGAAGATTTGAATGCACAGCTTGTTATCAAAGCAATGAAAATAGCTTTAGAAAAGAATGCACCTAATATGTCTTATGTACAAGGTATTTTAAGAGATTGGCATGCTAAGGGGTATAAGAGTATTACTGATGTTGAAGCTGCACAAACTCAATTCCGTAAGAAATACCAGTCTCGTGGTGGGAGTAGTAATGCTCGAAAAGAAATTGTTCCTGATTGGTTACATACTCAAGATACGGAAACAAATTCTCAGTCAGTAGAGCATAGTGAAATCGAATTAGAAGCTGAACGGAAACGTTTAGAACAAGTGTTATCTAAATATAAAAAAGAGGCTTAGGAGGATTGTAATGCCAAAGCAGTTAACAATATTTGATGTTGAGCCTGTAGTAGCATTCGATACTGAGAAAGCACACATTCATCGATTAAATTCTAAAGTTCGTTTTACGGATGTAGTTGTTCAAGTACCAAAGCAAGTAAGAGCTACTGATGAATTAAAACCAACAACAGCGCCAAATGATCAGTATGAATTATTTGAGGAATATACAATTGGAATTTGGAGATTTAAGCGAGTGGAAGATAAGCAGTTCGATTGGGAAGAAGCGGAGGAGCTTTGCAAGTCTGCGAGAGATAATAAAGAACCAATTTCAATACGACTTTATTTATCATTAGAACAATCATTTATTCCCGATAATGTTGTGGAATATCTATAACAAAATAAAAAAGTCGAGATTGCTCCCGACTTGCTTCGACAAAATAATCATAACATACGGGAGTGGTCCTAATGGGAATTATTAAAGAAAATTTTGTAGAAATGACAGCTGAAATAGATTTGAAAATAAACGGAATATATGTTGTTAAAAATGGTCAGGTCCAACTAATAGAACCACCCCAAGGTGGATTTGGTGAACAATCATTTGTATATCAAAGTGGAAAAGTAATTCGTATGGAAGAACGAAAAACGCAGTTACTTTAATAAAATTTGAATTTTGTACAAATATACAGAGAGTATTAAGGATAGTTCTATAAATAGAAGCTCTACTCTCAAAAGGGAAGGGTGAGAGTAGAGTCTGTGGATGGTGTTACTGAATGCTCGGGTTGATGAACACCAGCAATAAAATAATATCACGAGTATTCAGAAAAAACATCAGATAATTGTTTCCGATTTTTCAAATAATAGTTAATTTATTTTAGATAAACAAAAGCGTTATTTTAATCGAAAAAGGGAACGCGAATATGAAATAAGACCGTTCCCTTTATAGGAACGGCTGTACAAATATCATGTGCTGGAGGTCGCTCCAAATGGCATAAGACGTTTTCTCTAAACATTATAGACAAGAATTTTTACGATTATACGCAAAAACGGCAGGCAACCGATTAAGTTACCCGCTACGTTCTTGCACATTAAGGAGGAGCGTCTCCGATTGGAAAGAGTACAGCCGGTGGGAAGTCGGCTCAGATGTAGTATGTGTAATACAAAAAAGATTATTCGTAAAGGGGAATGAGAGATGGCTAGAAGACAAGCTAATAAAATTGTACGGGTGCAGTTTTCAGAGGATCGTGTAATGATGTTTGGAAATTCATATAAACCATGGGAAATGCAGTTTGATGAATATCTATGGTTATTAAAACAGGAAGGCGAACTTGACGGTGTGGAAAAAGTAACTGTTTCGGATAGCGAATGGGTGTCATGGGGCGGTTTGAAATGGTGCCCGGAAGAAAAATTTCAACATCAATTAAATCGTGAAGGTTGCCAGGATTCAGATCCGGATAATACAAATCCTCGTCAATATAAAGAAATGACATTCTATAAGGATGCAAGTACAACGAGAAAAGTAAATAAGGCCGTCTCTAACTACAAAAGGGGTATTTATTAATCAAAAAGGGGAATGAGAGATGGAAGATATTTTAGAACGGCTAGAGAATATATGTGATGAATCTTTAAGAGATGGAAAAGGTGTCATTGTTCACATTGATGATTTTAATTGGATGGTCAAGCGGATTACAGAGCTAAATGAAAATAAAAAATTAACAAAATAGTTATATTATTAAAGAAAAAACATGCACAAAAATTGCGCATATGCAATAAAAAGCTATGTCTCGTCTATGTAAATATATGCTTAACTACTATAAGCGGTGAGTATGTTTGAGAAAAATTTTTATTTACAAATATGAAGAGCGCTTTTAAGGCGCTCCATGACCAAAACTAATATTAAAAAAGAATACCACATGATATTTTATGCATGTTCTTAATAAAAGTGCAGTTTAAAAAATCTTTCTTTAGCGCAACAAAGCAGCTAGTTAACAAAACTAACTGCTTGTTGTACAAAAGAAACGCTGCGCTTACAGAAATAGTTTGTAACTTTAAGTTACAAAAATAGTATGAACAGGGTTAAAAATGTTATTCAGAAATGAAAGAAAGCAAAATAAAAAAGAGCACCATGCATAAGTGCTCTTTAAGATAGGAGGTAACACTTTGAGCTGGATGTTTAGGTTAAAATTATATGGCGCAGAAAAGAAATAAGACCTAAAATTTATTTTCAGCTCAATACAAAAGAGCAGCTAGCAAAAGCTAACTGCTCATTGAAAAAAGGAATCTACACCAGGTTATTTACTGTCAGAGTTTCAAGAAACAAGTGATTAAATTAATCTAACTTTTCAATTACAATTGAAGCATTTACATTTGTTTGTGTTCCACCTGCCAAAGTTTGCAAAGTGACCGCAGCAGCTGAAGTATGATTGTGGAGGGTAAGAACATCACCTGCGGCTAAAGAGAGGATTGTTTGCCCGTTGTTTTGCTGAGTTCCTGCACCTGATCCATAAACTGCGTTGGTAACTGGAGCACCATTTAAAAAGAGTGTAAATTGATTAGGTTCAACTCCTGATACAGAAAAAGAAATCTTATAATCTCCTGCATTAATAACCATAATCTGAGAAGTTCCAGGAGTATGAGTAATACCAGGTGTCATTAAACCATTCGAATTAAAAAGAATAGGTGCTTCTAAGGCAACAACTTGAGCTGCTGTATTGAAAATATAAGCGTATTGAGATAATCCAGCTACTGTAAGGCCGGTAGGCCCAGTAGCTCCGGTAGCTCCAGCGGTTCCTGGTAATCCAGTAGGCCCAGGAATGCCTTGGATGCCTTGGATACCTTGAAGCCCAGTTGGGCCAGTCGGACCGATAGGTCCAATAGGTCCTGGATTACCTTGAATACCTTGGATACCCTGAATTCCAGTCGCCCCAGTTATTCCAGTGGGTCCAATAGGACCAATAGGCCCCGGATTACCTTGAATCCCCTGAATCCCTTGACTTCCTTGAGGTCCAGTGGGGCCAGGAATGCCTTGGATACCTTGGATACCTTGAAGTCCGGTTGGTCCTGGTGACCCAGTTGGTCCAGTGGGGCCCGTCACTCCGGTTGGTCCTGGTGGTCCCCCGGAAGGTCCAGTCGGGCCCGTTGGTCCTGGTGGTCCCCCGGAAGGGCCGGTCGGGCCAACAGCTCCAGAAGGTCCAGTTGGACCTACAGAACCAGGAATGCCAGGAATCCCTTGAGGGCCGGTCGGGCCAGGAATCCCTTGAATGCCTTGAATGCCAGGAATCCCTTGAATGCCTTGAATCCCTTGAATTCCAGTGACCCCCGTTATTCCAGTCGGTCCAATAGGACCTTGAATGCCAGGAATCCCTTGGATGCCTTGGATACCTTGAATTCCAGTAGGTCCAGTTGGACCAATAGATCCAGAAATCCCAGGAATCCCTTGAGGTCCAGAAATACCTTGAGGCCCAGTAGGTCCCAGGTTACCTTGAATTCCAGTAGGTCCAGTAGGTCCAGTAGGCCCGGTAGGTCCCGGAGGTCCACCTGAAGGTCCGGTAGCTCCAGTAGGTCCCGAAGGCCCAGTAGCACCTGTTAATCCAGTAGACCCGATTTGAGGCAACGGAAAGGCACATGGAAATGGGATGTGACATTTCTTTTTAAATTCACTCATTTTTACACCTCCGTTATAAACTAACTAGCCAATTTATATTTATACTTTAACAACTTATGAGCAAGCAGACATATGGGTGTAAGGAAAAACTATAAAAATTACATGAAAGGTTTTAAGAGCAAGCCTCTATTTCACATTCCATACCAAAAAGAGCACCATATATAAGTGCTCTTCTGACTAAAACTCTTAATGTAAAAGAGTATGTGATACCAAATGTAATTTTTTTATGGACGTGAAGTATTTGAACAAAAACGCTATTTTAGTAAAATCCCCCCTTTTTAAAAGGCCTGTTGTGAGGGTAGGCCTTTTAAAAAAATTAAGGATAAAGTTTTACATGGAGATAAATTATATATTACTAGATTTAATTCATAAATCCTGTATGTTGAAGGTTAAAAAATTTTTATATATTTAATAAAAACGTCATTTTATAGAAATTTTCCGCACTCAAAAGTGCACTATATAGTAATGCTCTTCAAATTAAAGACTTTATTAATAACTTTAGTACGGCGTAGGAAGTGGAGTCCCTGGCGGTCTCCACCAAGACTCAACGGTTTTCCAAGCAGCATTATAATTGTAACCTCTTCCCATCAAGTATCCTATGGCAACAGCTTCTGTTAATGCATGTTGATAGCCAAGGTGCTGAGCTTCTTGTAACCCATGACTAACAGCTGGAGTTATTATAGTAAGAGTTTGTTGTTGAAGGTTATGTGATTGTGGATATAAGGCTTGCTGAGGGTCTCGATAATAATCAATATGGGTATAAGATTGTTGATTATTGATGTCCATATTTACACTCCTCTCTTTTGATTAAAATAATTATCAATTATGGATTTTAGATACTTAATAATTTATGCGGGTATGGGTTGTTTGAGGAATGGGTAATAAGCATGTGTTTGTAATTTTCTAAAAAAAATTTATTAAAAGGTAAGTTGTAGGATATAGCGATATTAAAATGAATTGGCTAAAAGAAGAAGAAGACAAGGGTCGACATAATTACTGTAACACTTGATGAGGATTGGTATAAAAATTTCATTTTGTAGAAAATGAGGGATACACATGCGGATGTATAGATGGAGAGCTACATTAACTGCTAGTGGAGAATATGAACGGCTAAAAAAACTCAAAGAGCGTAGTCGAAAGCGAAAATTACATCGTAACTTCACTATAGAGAAGCAAGAATGGTCTTCGGTGTGGATCGGCTGGATAGATTCAATATGGATTGCGAAAAGAGAAGACAGAAGAAGTAATAGACGTAAATTTAAAAGAGCAGCTAGCAAAAGCTAACTGCTCTCCAGAAAAACATTAAGAAGGAAGTTCAGAACTCAAGTGTATTTATAGTATGGACAAGATTTATGGATCTATTCAAAGGGGAGAGGAAAGTGAATAATTTTAATTTGCTACTATTTGATCTTGATCTGCAACATCAGCATCGAATGTATTTGTTGCACTAACACCACTAAAGTTATTGGTAATAAAAGCATTATTCGATGAACCTGAACCATTATAAGATTTTGTATTATCTTTTGGAGAAACGTTATAAAAATCACCTAAATTGAAAGAACCGTTACTGGTTTGTACGACAAGGTTTCCAAGAATAGCTGGCATAGCTTTCACCTACTTTCTTATGAAGTATTTAAATTAGTATATGGTGTATGTGTCTAGAGGTTCATTAGAATTAAGATTTCGAAGTTATTGCGCGTGAAGATTTTAATAAAATAATCCTTTGAATAGAAAGTTGGTTAAGAAAATGGACGGCAAAAGTCAGGAATTTAAAGAATTCGTTATTAGATGTGAGAGGGCGATAAGGAAATATAAACGTGCTGTTTCATTCAAAAGACAGCAAATTAAATATAAAAGATGATGTAAATATGTAAATAGTTGATAAAGGTAATGAAATAAAATCTTTTAAAGCGAGGTTGAGAGAATGAAAGCTTCGAAGAAAAGAAAGGTAAGAAAAGCTATTGCTCGTCGTGCGAAAGCAGTTGATAAATATAGGGTTGAAAAAGCTTGGAGAAATATTTTTGTACAAGCTGGTATTTTAAAGTGAATGCAAACAGAATACAGTCCGGCTAGAAAACTAGAGGACACCAATTCATTGAAGCAGCAATTAAAGTTGTTTTAGGAATAGGTGTCCTTTTTATTTTAAAAAGGGGATGGGGAAATGAAGGCACTAAAAGATCAATTACGTGAATGGAAAAAGCAATCAAAACAAGCAAAGAAGAAAAACAAGAGAAAAAGAAAAGAGAAATTAAGCACTCGTGACATTGAAGATTTAATGGGAATTCGCGGCCCGCGTTATGAACGTAGACGTGGAGCTTTAAGACAAAAGTAATTTAAAAACAAAAAGGAGTGGTCTTACATGACTAAACAATTATCTTTCTTACCAAAAATTGATAGAACAGCGACACAAGAGGAATTAGAAGGTGTGTTGGAAAGCGTACGTATACATAGACAATTTGGGATGATGCGTAAAGAAATGAAAGTCACTCCTTCTTATGAAGTACGTGAGCATGGTCCTACACATACAGTTGGAAAACCATTAGAAGATGTTGCTATAGCAAATATTCAACAAAGTAAACGAGAAGAGTGGCTTGAGAGAATGTCATTACGTATTGATCAGTTTCTAACTCGATTAGGAAACGGACGTGCAGGAAGTATTCAAAGGGATATTATTTATAAACGTTATTTAGAAGAAGAGGACGTATGTGATTACATGGTTTATAACGAAATAGGGATGTCAGAGCGCACTTATCGACGTTGGAAGTCTAAAGCGTTTTATAAACTTGCTTTTGCACTTGGATTAGAAGTTTACGAGACAGAAGAAACGGGAGGTAATGAATAATGAATTTTGTTCAACCGATACGTGATCCAGAGCAAATACAGCAGTTAAAAGATTATTTTAAGGAAAAGAGCTTACGTAATTACATTCTCTTCATCATGGGAATTAATACAGGCTTGAGAATCTCAGATATTTTGAAATTGAAGGTAGGGGATGTCAAAGGTAGTCATATATCTATGAGAGAAAAGAAAACAGGGAAACAAAAACGAATACAAATTACTGCAGCATTGAAAAGAGAACTTAAATGGTTTATTGAAGAAAGAGAAGACAATGAGTATTTATTACAAAGTAGACAAGGTAGAAATCGTCCAATCGGTCGTAGCATGGCATATAAAATATTAAGCGGAGCAGCGGCAGAGTTCGGGTTAGATGAAATAGGGACACATACGTTAAGAAAAACATATGGGTATCACATGTACATGCAAACGAAAAACATAGCATTACTCATGGAGATATTCAATCACTCGTCAGAGAAGGTCACGTTACGTTATATAGGTGTAAACCAAGATGCAATGGATAAAGCAATGACTAGGTTTAAAATCTAATCATTGCTTATTTCTTTTTAAATCTAGGGATATCGCAGCATTTTTGAAAACCCCTATGCTACGAGCATGCGAAATTTTATACAGTTTTTCGGCTAATCCAATAACAAACAAGACCCCTAAAACCGCGCCAAGATAGGAATATATATAAATGCATAGATCCATAGAACAAAAAAAGAAGGTTCCTTGGTGAGAGTACGGTTTCCCTTTTTCATTGCTACCGATAATAGGACGTTATGTTAACTAAAATTGTATACCATATACAGCTTAAAAACAGAAAAAGACTACCTTTTCCCAGTTAAAAGAAGTAGTCTTTTTCTATTACGTAATTGGGTTTCATGAATGATGCCTTATCGCGTCTGGGATAGTTTGCTCAAAGGATATTTCCCATGATTATGGAAAATATCCTTTGTTTGTTAACTTTATTGTTGGCTAGACTGTTGGTTCTTTTTAGCTTCTGCTTGAGCGTTTTGTTGTTTTACTGCTTGTACATCTGTTTCACTAGCAAATTCCGTTCCAAATTTGTTAGATGCAGATGCAGATGCAGCGTTTGTTCCTACAGAAGTTTTGTTTGGTTGTTTGTTATTATTCATTACAATCACCTCCATAAAAATTAATGTTCCCAATAAGATCGTAATTATCCAAAAAAGCTTTTAACGAATATACGATTGCTAATAGTAGGACGTTATGTCAACTTTACATAAATATGATATACAGCCTACTTGTCATGAATGATTTAGTCATAATTAAAATTCTGTAAAGGCAAAATAACCTAAAAAGCCTTTGGAGGAACTTATGAGACAATTTATCGTGATATTAGTAATGTGTATGACCATTGTTTTAAGCCCTTATCAAGCACATGCATCTGCATCTCTACCATGTAGTGTTATACTAAATCCACTCAATAAAGCAGACAAAAATGCCAAAGGGGTTGCTTTGGTCTATAAGGTGAAATTAACAGAGAGTTTTCCACGAACAAACATAAGCATTCTAGGTGTACACCTACCTGACCCAAACACTCTGGGTAATTATGATACATACGAAGGTTTTGCCTTCATTCCAGAGAAAATTAGTTGGCGATTCAAACTCTATCCTTCTGAAGAAGATGGTGGTCCTACTTGGGTGGGGAGAATTGACATTATTACAGCAGAAATGAAAGGGGTACAGATTCAAGTACGCCCATCTAATTCTAAGACCGAGAAATTAGGATTACCTGTTTTAACAAACAGTATCAAATCCTGTAAATGAAGAGAAATCCATACAACTTCTAATAACGATAATTATGTAAATAAGCTGTCCACATGGGCAGTTCATTTTATTTTTCCGCATAGCGTAGGTTATTTTGAAAAATGCTGGTCGTATCCCTATACAGTTACTCATAAATTTCGTACTGTGTAACTCAAAAGAGAAAGTTAAATGAAATCACTGATAGCAAGGGATTCAGTGATAGACTCAGTTACACACAATATAAGATATGGGTAAGTGGCAGTATCAAGGTATCAAATGGTGTATATACATAAATATAAAATGTAAGGGGGAGGTAATTGTGATTCATGTTAAATGAAGAACTATTAGAAGTAATAATTAGATACAAAAGGAATACTGGAAGAAATCCTGATGTGTTAAAGCTGAATCCAACTTATTTTAGAAATATTCTAGAAGAATTGAATTATCCACAGTGGATTATAAAAAAGAAAATGACAGAAATGAAAAAAAGTATATTCGGTGTATCAGTGGAATTAACAGATGCAGTGGAAAAATTTGAACTATGAAAAAGTTGGCAGAGTCGTGACCGCTTTTTGGCAGGAAATGTGCCGGTTATTTTGGAATTAACGTGTTATATTTGTATTGTGGGAAGTGGCGGGAAACACAACTCATTATGTTGTTTTTAAAATTCTAAACGGTTCGTAATGATGGCACATAAAATCCGAAACCAGCAGATGGTAGTGATTGAATGATACCGTTATTAGGGAGAGCTTTTGCTCTTCTTCCGGCTACTTAATAATGTTGGTGCAGATTAGTGCAGCATCATTAGGTAGCTGGAAGAAGGATAAAACTTCATTTACCGTAGTTAAAGTGCAAATTAATACTTAATGAAAAAAGCATCCATTCGGGTGCTTTTTATTTTGGAGGAGGATGAATAATGGATTTAACATTAGATGGATTAGAGCGGTGTTTTAATGAAGCTGTAAATGAAGGTGCAGAGTATGTAGCTCCAGGTATTCGTATTGTTGGATTTGTATATGGCTATTCGTTCTCAGGGATTCAACATGAGTTAGGATTATTAGCGGAATAATGATTAAACCAATAGCAATTATCGTAGGCGCTGCCGTGATCTGGGTGGCGTCTTGTTTGTTGTTAAGGGATGATAAGTGGTGAAATAGACTTGCAATTTGAAGATTAAATACGAATATTATTATTCTAAAATGCAAAATATAGACTAGTAAACAAGCTGTTTTTGTTTTTTAGCATAGAATATGATGAATCCTAGAGTTGAGAGGAGGTAATCATATTTATGGGATGTAATTGTAATTTCAGACATTGCAGAGATTGTAATAGATTTTGGGATGATTTAATGTTTTGTAGACGCAGACATAGAGATTGTGATGACCGTCGTTGTAGACGTGACCGTGACTGCGATTGTGATGAATGCCGTCGCAGACGTAATCATGATCGTGACTGTGATAGCGATAATCGTCGAGATTGGTAAAGTCCTTTGAATGAGTGCGTTTCTTCACAGCACTCTTTTTTTGTTTATGGGTTTTCTAAATTTATACTTATTAAATACGAAGAATGTAGTTGTAATTCGATTTAAGGTCTAACAAAATAAACAAACACAACGAACGAGAATAAACAAGGCTCAAATGAGCCCTGCTAGGTGGAGATATAGAACTAATAATCCAATAGTGCTAATTAATTCTGGGAAGATGCAAAGTTTTAATTTAAATCCGTTTGGTGTTTTGATTTTTAGTTTCATAATTTTTCGCCCTCTCGTTTTTTGCCTTACAATTCTATATACGAGTTGAAGAAGCATTCTCCACAAATGGATAAAAATAATGGTAGTTAACAAAACAAACTCAACTCAACCCATATAATAGAAAAATATTGAAAATGCTATTTAATGTAACACATCATATATTTTGTTACATTAGATTTAAGAAGAAAAATGCTGCTATATCAACGTTTTTGTCTATTTGTAAAAATAACTACCATATTTTATGTAACATATCGTATAATAAAGATGCATCTAATGTAACATAATGTATGGAGGGGTAAGGAATGAAGTTTGTGCAACCAATTCGAGATAAGAAAAAATTAGAAGAAGTGAAAGAGGTTTTACGTCGCCAATCTTATCGTGATTTGTTTTTATTTGAAATGGGAATCAATACAGGTCTAAGAATTAGTGACTTATTAAAGTTACATGTAAATGATGTGAAAGAAAGAACTCACATTGTTATTAAAGAACAGAAGACCGGAAAAGAGAAACGTTTCATTATCAATACAGCGTTAAGAGAAAAAATAAATGAGTATGTAAGTGGAATGAACGAAACAGATTGCTTATTTGCTTCTAAGAAGACAGGAAAACCGATCACAAGAATTCAAGCTTATCGAATTATGAACGCTGCTGCTGAAAAAGTAGGGCTTGATGAAATTGGAACGCATACTCTTAGAAAAACTTTTGGATATCATTATTATCAGAAGACAAAAGATGTAGTAATGCTACAAACAATCTTTAATCATTCTGCTCCATCGATCACATTACGGTATATAGGAATCCAACAAGATGAGATGGATAAATCATTAGAAGATTTCAGTTTATAAATAAAAAACAGTAAAAGTAGCGAATCCGCTGCTTTTTTATTTTGTATAGAAAAAAGGAACCCCTAAGGATTCCTTTTTCTTATTCCGATCTATCTTGAGCGCATCTAAGATAATGTTATTTCACATCTTAATATTAGGAATTACAATAATTAATTAGGGTTTACCGTGAGGTGGTGTAAATGGAAGAAGAAACTTTAAACGTTCCTACATGCTCTGTTTGTAATGAGCCTTGCATGTGGACATTAAAAATGCCATTAACTATTACTCATTTTGATAAAACATATATCCGTGAAGCAAATACGGATAATTCTCATATATGCATTGAGTGTTTAGAGAAGGAAGTGCAAGAAATTGGATAAGGGGGCAGGTGTTATGTAATTATGGCCAGACAACGAAGTCCAGACCGTAACAAAGCTTATGAAATATTTAAAGAACATAATGGTGATATTACTAATCGTAAAATTGCCGAATTGTTGTCTACATCCGAAAAAACTGTAAGTGAAAAAACGGTTGGTGGATGGAAATCTAAAGATGGATGGATAGACAAATTAAATGGAGTACTCCATAAAAATGAACGGAGTACTCCAAAGAAAGATGCGGAGTACTCCAAAAAGAAACCAGGAGCACCCAAAGGTAATAAGAATGCTATAAACAATCGTGGTGGAGCTAAAAAGGGCAATAAAAACGCCGTCGGTAATTCCGGGGGTTCTGCTCCGCTACGTAATGGTAATGCTGCTACTCATGGTTTATATAGAAAGTACTTACCGCAAGAAATATTTGATTTAAAGGAAGAATTAATAGAAGCAATTAATAATGATCCTTTAGCAATTATATGGGAAAGTATTATGCTGCAGTATACTCAAATCATTCATGCTCAACGTATTATGTTCGTTAGAGACAACGAAGACATGACAAAGGAACTACGGAAAAATAAACTTACCGAAAGTGGTTATGAGGAAGAGTGGGAAATTCAATTTGCTTGGGATAAACAAGCTAGTTTCTTAAATGCTCAATCGAAAGCAATGTCAACGTTAGTAACTCTTATTGAAAAATACGATAGGTTAGCTAATACAGAGGAACAAAAACTACGCATTGAGAAACTCAAGAAAGAAATCGCTGCTATTAAAATCGATGGTGATACTAATCAGAATTCAGAAGACTGGAAAGAATCACTTATGAAGATAGCAGAACGCAGACGAAAGCAAAGGGAAGCTGAAGCTAATGAGTAATACAGCTTTTAATGAATTTATGGAGATCATTGATGTTTATTGGGATGATCCAGTCGCGTTTGCTGAAGATATGCTCGGTTTTTATCCTGATGAATGGCAGAGCAAAGTTCTTATGGATTTGGCACAAAGTCCAAAAGTTTCGGTTCGTTCTGGTCAAGGCGTTGGTAAAACAGGTCTTGAGTCAGTTGTTGTTATTTGGTTCCTTTGCTGTAGGCCGAATCCAAAAGTTATTTGTACAGCTCCTACAAAAGAACAGTTATTTACTGTACTTTGGGCCGAAATAGCTAAATGGTTAGAAGGAAGTGCAGTTAAAAATCTTCTTAAATGGACTAAAACACGAGTATACATGATTGGTAGCGAGGAACGTTGGTTTGCTACTGCTAGAACAGCAACTAAGCCGGAGAATATGCAAGGTTTTCACGAAGACTATATGTTATTTGTATGTGATGAAGCTTCTGGTATAGCAGATCCTATTATGGAAGCCATACTCGGTACTTTATCTGGTGCAGAAAATAAATTGTTTTTATGCGGAAACCCAACAAAAACAAGCGGTGTATTTTATGATTCTCATAATTGTGACAGAGATTTATATAAAATACATAAAGTTTCTAGCTTAGATAGCCCTCGAACCAGTAAAGATAATATAGAAGTATTGAAAAAGAAATATGGTGAGGGTTCAGATGTTTGGCGTGTACGTGTACTTGGCGAATTTCCTAAGGCAGAAGCAGACGCCTTTATTCCATTAGAAATTGCAGAGCAAGGAGCATCTAGTAAAGTAGAGCCAACTGGTGAAACACTTGACTTAGGTGTTGACGTTGCCCGATTTGGTGATGATGAAACTGTAATTGCTCCAAGGATTGGAAATAAAGTCTTCAAATTATTAACTCATTATAAACAAGATACAATGCAAACTGCTGGTCATGTATTGAAATTAGCTAAAGAATACATGGTGAAGTACAAGCAGCTAAGAAGGGTTGATATAAAAGTCGATGATAGTGGTGTTGGTGGTGGCGTTACAGACAGATTGAGAGAAGTTATTAAATCTGAACGATTACCATTCAAAGTATATCCAGTTGTAAATAACGGAAAGCCGCTTGATGATGAACATTATGATAATGCAGGGACAGAAGGTTGGGCTATTGTTAGAGATTTACTTGAAGAAAATATAAAAGCCTTTATACAAGGTGAAGAATCTACAATGGAGATTCCAAACGATGAGAAAATGATTTCTCAATTTTCTAGCCGTAAATACAGAATAACAAGTAGAGGTAAGATTGCATTAGAACGAAAAGAGGAAATGAAAAAACGCGGATTGCAATCGCCCGATAGAGCAGATGCAGTAGTTCTAGCCTTCTATAAACCAAAAGTAGTTATGGGTGGAAAGATTAAAAGAGTGTAGTCGAACATTAATTGTTCGGCTATTTCTTTTGCTCTCTATTAATAGGGGTAGCGTCAGGAAAATGCGTATTTACAACGCTAAGCCCATTTTCAAGACGATTCCTCTGTTTTTAACAACGTTAAATTTATGAAATTACAAATGTATCCAGAGCCTCATTTTATAGAAAGCTATCGGAAAAGAACAAATAGTGTTTTCTTCCTCCATTAAAGGGCCAGATTGTTGAAGAAAACCCCGTTCCTGCTAGAAACTAAATGGTATACTAATCATAAAATACTTTAAAAAGGGAGGATATACAATGGTTGCAAAGACTGAAGAGGATTTTAATGGATTAAAAGTAATTGGTGAAATTTGTGGTGCGATTCGAGATGAATTAGTCCATAGTACGAAACCTGGAATTACCACAAAAGAACTCGATGAAATTGCGAGAGAGATGTTTGAAAAAGCAGGAGCTCAATCTGCCCCAAAAAGTGAATACGATTTTCCTGGATATACGTGCATTAGCATAAATGAAGAAGTAGCGCATGGGATTCCGGGGAGACGGATCATTCAAGAAGGGGACATTGTAAATATTGATGTTTCAGGTTCAAAAAACGGATATTTTGCAGATACCGGAATTTCCTTTGTAGTAGGGGAAGGAGAGACAATTTTACAGAAAATATGTGACGTTGCTAAAGAAGCATTCGATGCTGGACTTAAGAAGGCAAAGCCAGGTTCGAAAAAAAGCGCGCTCGGAAAAGCTGCACACAATGTAGCAAAACAGCATGGCTTAACAGTCATAAAAAATCTTACTGGACACGGTGTTGGACGTTCGATTCATGAAGAACCAAAACACATTTTCAATTACTTCTCTCACTGGGATGACGAAATTTTAAAGGATGGTATGGTAATTGCCTTTGAGCCTATGATCTCTACATTTGAAGAGGAAGTTTTCCAATCCGAAGATGGATGGACCTGCCTAACCGATGAAAGCTTTGTGGCTCAATACGAACATACGATTATCCTTACCAAGGAAGGACCGATTATTACTACATTGTAAGAGCACTAATACCACAATAGGGCGCTTTAATGGAGCAATGAAAAGCCTAATTTTTCATTTTTATGCTGAGAAATTAGGCTTTTTAATATTGAAATTTCCTTAACGTTGTAAATCCGCATTTTCCTGACGCTACCCTTAATAGAAGAAAGGAGGACATACAAACGATATGAGCAACAAGAAAACCATAAAGAATGTAAAAGTATTTGGTATTAATAAAGCAGCAGATGATCCAAAGAATAGGGAAGACAACAGCAAGCAAATGGCGGTTGATCCATTCGCTCAATCATACAGTGATAAAGGATTAATTAAACCTCCTTATGAAATGGCAGTGCTATTGGATATAAAGGAAAGTAATCCTATTCATTCTGCTTGTATTAGCGCAAAAGTCGATGATATTGCTGGTGTTGGTTTTGACTTTGCCCCTTTTGAAGAAGTAAAAGAAGCAGCGAGCCAGGAGCAGTATAAAAGATTAAAAGAATTCATGCGTAATTGTAATCCAGAAATGACGTGCGCAGAAATCATTAGAGCCGTATGGGATGATTATGAGACAGTTGGCTGGGGAATTATTGAAGTTGTTCGTAATAACAAAGGTGAACCGTCTGAACTATACCACATTCCAGCACATACGGTTCGTGCTCATAAAGATAAAGTTCGCTTTGCTCAAATCGTAAGTAACAAAGAACGATGGTTTAAAAAGTTCGGTTATCCTGATGAGTTTCGTCTTGCTGATGGTAAGAGATTAAATGCAGAGGATATTGCAGAAGATGGAACAGAAAAAGCCGGAGAAGTAATTGTTATTCGTAAATTCGGTTCTCGTTCTTCTTATTATGGGATACCTAATTACGTTAGTTCTATCGGCTCGATAGTTGGTTCTCAAGCAGTAAGAGATTACAATATTAACTTCTTTACTGGTAAGACTATTCCGGACGCTCTGTTATTTATAGAGGGAATCGATGAAATAGATGAGGGAACGGAAAATGAATTAAAAGCATTCTTCTCTGCAGAAACAAAGGGTGAACATCATAAGTTAGCTGTAGTTCCCGTTCCACCAGGAGCAAAAGCGAGATTGGAAAAAGTCAGCCCTGATGTAAAAGAAGGAAGTTTCCGTTTGTATAAGCAGGATAGCGCAATGGAGATATGTGTGGCCCATCGTGTACCGCCTTATCGTATTGGTTGGGCTATGACAGGTTCATTAGGGCAAACAACTGCTAAAGAAATGAATGAGATGTACAAGCGTTCTATCATAGAACCTGGACAAGAAATCTTAGAGCATCGATTAAATAATCAATTGTTCCGTGTATTTGCTGAAATACTAGGCGGTTTAGATTGGCATTTCAAATTAAATGAAATCGATACGGATGATCGTGAAGCAGATTTGAAGTATGCAAAAGACAGTTATGAAGGTGGAATATTAAAACTGAATGAGTCCCGTAAAGTAGTAGGTTATGAACCTGTACCAGGAGGGGATAAATTCTTTGATGGTACAACCGAACCTGCTCCACCGGAACCAATTGCAAAAGCTACAGATGATAAGCAGGAGAACATAATTACTATTAATGCATTTAGGGAAAAGCATGAAGAAGTAGAGAAAGCTATGCAAAAGAAGGTAGCTAATTTTTTTCCGAGCAGGGAAAACGGCTCTTAAACCTGCTTCCCGTAATTCGTATTAATAAAGCAGATGAAGAGATTGATCTTGTAATTGCAGAAGCAGAAGTTGATGAATTTCTGGATAATGTTGATTGGGATGAGGAACGACAAATGTTTGTCGATGAAGTCACTGCTACGCTACAGGATGATGTAACAGAATTTGTACAGAGTACTATTGCATCAAACGGTTTAACCTGGATGGTATTAGATCCAATTGGTGACGTTGCTGCAAAATGGGTTGCTGCTTATGCATTTGAATTAGCAAAAGGAATCCATGAAACCACTAAAGATAGATTAAGAGAAACAATGTTAAAGAATCTTCGTGAAGGAACGGGTGTCGATGCATTAAGTGTTTCTATTGCAGATGTAATGTCAGAAGCAAGCAACTACAGAGCGATGATGATTGCACGTACAGAAACAACATATGCAATGAATTACGGCAATTTAATCGCTTATAAGGGCGCAAATAGAAGTAAGAAAACATGGCTTACAGGAAACGATGAGCGTGTTTGTAAAGAATGTGGCGGTTTACATGGTGAAACGGTAGATATTGATGATCTATTTAGTAATGGAAAGATGTGTCCACCAGCTCATCCTCATTGTCGCTGCACTATGATTTCAGAAGAGTAATAAAATACACCTATTTGATTGGGGTTTCATCGTCAAAACGCATAGCAGCTTTAAATTGGCTGCTATGCGTTTTGACAGTGGAACCCCAATATTTATAGGGAAGGAGGTAAAATGATGGGTTACGAACTAAAAAACGCCAATATTAGTTATGTTTCATTGGTTACAAAGGGCGCTAACGGTCGTCAATTTGCCATTATGAAGAGCGCAACTGCCAAACAACCAAATATATCAAAGCAGGTTCCAATCCTTAAAACAGAGGAAGATAAGCAGCTTGTTACAGGTGTGGTATATGAACCAGATGTAGAAGATACACACGGGGATACAATGACTACAGAAGAAATTGAAAAGGCTGCATATACCTTTATGGAAAATTACCAACACATTGACAAACAACATGATGAAATTGCTGGTAAAGGGACAGTTTTTGAAAACTGGATTGCTAAAAGTGATATGACAGTAGGCGAACAAGAAGTAAAAGCTGGAACATGGCTTATGACTGTACGTGTCGATGATGTAGACACATGGGAAGAAATTAAAAAGGGCGAAGTTACTGGTTTTTCTATGGGTGGATTTGGTGAACGTGTAGAAATCGCAAAAGCAGAGGATCTTACTCATGAAGAGAAAGGCATTATTCGTAAAATGGTCGGTTTCTTCAAAGGTGAGAAACACGAGATTAAAAAGGGCGAAGTTAAAGATCGTTTTGTAGATGAAAGGCAGAATCGTGATTTACGTGCTGTTTTTAATTTGTTCGAAGATGTGTTCTATTGGGAAATTTGGGAGAACAATCCCGATATCGACCGAATGACAGCTGCTCTTGATGATATGAAGGAAATCCTTTCTTCTATTAAAGGTGGTTATACCATTGCGAAATCAGAAGATAGTGTACAAGCAGAAAACATTGTATTAGAAAGTATTAAAAAAGCCGGTAAAGTTTTATCCCAAAAGAATCATGCAAAATTAGATGAAGCATTAGCTTTAATTAGTGAAATAAAAGAAGCTGCTTCACCAGAGGAGGAAGAAGAAATGAAAGCAGAAGATATTGCAGAGATTGTTAAACAAGCAGTAGAGCCACTAGCTACTAAGTTAGAGAAGATTGAAAAGCAGGTAAATGGTGAAGAAGTAGAACCGACACCAGAAGAGCAAACAGCGGAAGAGAAAGTTGCAGCAGTTATCAATAAAGCACTAGAGCCATTTGTTGAACGTCTTGAGAATATCGAAAATGCTGCTTCTATTCGTAAAAGTTTAGATCCAGACGAAAAATACACGCCAGGACAACAACCAATTAAAAAATCTAAATGGGCAGGCGTAAACCTGTAATATAAGGAGGAAATATTAATATGGGAACAACATACAACAATCAGCAATTATTAAATCGTCTATCTAAAATTGAAAAGACAATTACTACAGGATCAGTTTCTTCTGGTTTATTAAATCCGGAGCAAAGTAAAGAATTCTTTAGAATGGCTTTTGACGCAACACCATTCTCTCAATTACATCGAAAAGAAATGCGTAAAGCAAAACAAGGTGTACTTGATAAAGTTGGTATTGGCGGCCGTATTCTACGTAAGAAAACAGAGAATAAAGATGAGGATTACCGTGCAGGTGTTACTACATCAACTATTCCATACAATACAAAAGCACTTCGTCTACCTTGGGAAATTACAGAAGAAACGCTGCGTGAAAATATTGAAGGGGAAGGCTTTGAAGATACTGTAATGGCACTTATGTCAAGTCAAACAGGTGTTGATTTAGAGGATTTACACTGGAATGGTGATGCTGAATCATCTGATCCATTTTTATCAATTAACGATGGTTGGTTGAAGAAGATTTTAAAATCAAAAGAATCTCATATTATTGACCACGCTAAATTAGTAACTGGTACAGGGGAAGAAGCAAAAGCTAATGGATTTGGTAAAGGATCGATCTTTGCTCTATCTGGTGTAATGCCGAATAAATATAAAAATAGTAATCTACGTTGGATTATGTCACCAAATCGTAGAGAAAAATGGATTGAATATTTAACAAACCGCCCTACAGGTGCAGGTGATGCTGCATTACTAGGAGCAGGAGACCAAGTTAATAAACCGATGGGATACGGAATTGTTACAGTTCCTACTTTATCAGATGACATTATTATTCTTGCAGATCCACGTAACTTTATTGCTGTTAACACATATGAAACTCGCATTCGTAAAACAACAGAAGGTAAATCTGCAGTAATGGAAGATAAACGATTCTATGTAATTCATTTTGATGATGATGCTGTTATTCAAGAAATGGATGCAGTAGCAATCCTAACAAATATTCCGGATACGTTTGGAGCTTAATATCCAGGCGTATTTTTTTGGAATAAACCCTTTGTTATCAAGATTTTGAATGTATACTTTTTTAACATTTTCTTGTTTTTAACGGAAAATGAGACAGAACCAATAAAACCAACAATACGAATGTAAACTTTCATGTAATAGTTTACATTCGTGAAAGGGGTGTTAATTATGAAAGTAGTTACGCTGCGATACGGTGGCACTTACACCGCTTATGGACAAAAGTTTAAGAATGGCCAAGAAGAAACAATTGCAAATGAAAAGGCTGATTACCTTGTAAGTACTGGACATTTTGAACTTGTAAAAGAAGTCGATAAGAAGGAGAAAGAAACATAATGGATATTACCATGCAGGATATTAAAGACCGCGTAAATGTGCAGAAGATGCCTGATACAGTTATTCAAGAACTAATAGACTACTATACGGTTATTACTAAAAAATATTTAAGAGTCAAACCGGAGAATCCAATGAAAGAAATCATCCAAACAAGCAAACTAGCTTGGCTTTCTTTTCCTGCTGAATCTATAGCAAAAGTAACACATGTTAGTTCAAAACAAGATATGTCCGATTCTATTACAGTAAATGGGCGTATTGTTTATGGTTTATTCGAAAATCAATTGTATGAATTCGAATATAAGATACAAGATTATGATGATCTGCAGGTACTTATGAGGAAATGTATTATTGATTTGGTTATTTCTGCAGTAGGTCGTGCTAAATTACAACGGAAAGGCATGAAGACATCCGAAAGTATAGGGGATTATTCGTACCAGATTAGCCCAGAAGCGTTAGACGAACCTGCTACAAATAATAAGATACTTAATGGTTTAAAAGCGTTTAGAGCAAGAGTTAAGCCAGTGATGGCCACATGAGTATGTACTTTGACGATGGTGATATGGATGATTTATATATTCATGAAGTAGTTGTAAAACGAAAAGAGAGAAAGAAACAATCCTCTGGTAATTATGCAGAAATAGAAGGGGAAATTTACGAGAATATGATTTGCCGTGTAACTACTAATTCTGCCGCTGATAATGAGAGATTTAAGCGCGACAAACAAAATTTCGATACAACCTTTAAGATATATGCGCCTGCTTCTTACAAAATTAAACCTAACGACCGTATTCATTTCAAAAATGAAGAAATAGGCGTTGATTATACATTTGAAGTAAAAGGAGAACCACGTAATCCTGCGTTTATGAATCATCACATTGAGATTTATTGTGAAAAGGTGTGATTCTATATGTCTAGTTCAGTAGAAGTTGAGTTCTCAAGCAATATGGAGCAAGTAAAGACGCATATTAACGCTATGTGTGTTGAAAAAGTAACAGCAGCAACTATTCATTTGCAAAATCAAGTTAAAAAGAATCTCACAGGTAGCCGTAGCGGTAAACAATACAAGATACCTCATACCAGTCGTAAGTATACTGCTTCTAAACCAGGTGAAGCTCCTGCTGTTCGTACTGGTGACTTATTAAACTCTATTAAGTACAACATTAAAAGGTCGCAATCAGAGGTATTGGGCGCAGTAGGAAGTGACTTAAAAAAAGCAATATGGCTTGAAACTGGTACGAGTAATATAGAAGCCCGTCCATTTCTGGTTAAAACGTTTGAAAAAGAGCGCAGAGAACTGAAAAGGCAAATGGGAGGGTAATTGTATGTCTAATGCTATTGCAGCTATTAGAAAGCTTGTTGAGAGTGATGAAATAATAAAGACAAATCTATCGGAATATGGTGAAGGTGAAGATAAAGATAAAGGCCCTGCTCTTACATTCCAAACTGCACAAGATGATATGGAAATGCCTTATGTAGTTATGAGAATTGAAGCAGATAATCCGGATGATGTTGAAATTATAGATCGTATGATTCTAAATTTCGATGTGTATTGTGATAACGGAGATTATGATAAGGCGAAGTTAATTGCTACACGTATTGAGAAGTTACTAGATAGGGAAGTTGGTTTAAAAGATGATGGGATACTTTCTATACATCGTGCAGGTAAACTGCCAGTACCGGATGAAGACCCATCTATCATTCATATAAATGCGAAATTTCTTGTCCGAACGATTCGAACGGACTTGTATTAGGGGGTAGAACGAATGAGCTGGAAATTAATTAACGGTGTCCGTGAAGGGACAACTGATAATTTTGTAATCGGCCCTGGTGTCATGTACAAAGACTTTAAAAGCGTAAAAGATTTAGGAACAATGGTCGGAGCAACTACAGGCGGAACCAAAGTAGGTTTTGATCGTGAGTACTATGATGCAGATATTGATGGTGTATTAGGTAAGATGGTGCGCGGCAAGTGGTTATTAAAAGATGAACCGCATGTAGAACTTACATTAGTAGAGTTTACAAAAGAAAACCTGCAGTTAGCTTTACCTGGGATGACGGTAGATAGCACAACAGTAGAGGGTTACGATGTTTTAACGCCTTCAAATGAAATTCCGGATTCAAGTTACCATGATATTGCTTTGATTGGGATGGTTTCAGGAAGCGACTTGCCAATTATTTTCGTTATTCGAAATGCATTGGTAGTATCATCTATTGAAGTTGATTTGAAAGATGGAAAAGGAACGGTTGGATTGAAATGCAAGTTCATTGGTCATTACAGTGAATCTGCACCAAATACACCGCCTTATGAAATCTATTTACCAAAGAAAAAGAAAACAGCAGCACTTAAAGCGCCGGCTACCGCATAAATGGTAGTCGGTTTTCTATTATATAAAACTAGCTAAAAGCTAAAAGGAGAGAACGGAATGACATCTATTTTAGAAAAAATGATGAATACAGGTACAGAAATTACAATTTCAGGTGTAAAAGTGACGATGCGACGATTAAATGTAACGGATGTTTGGCGATTCGCTAAAATTATTTCGAAGGTTGGACGCAGCGCAATGGCAAATTTTGCTGATTTCGGTAAGGATAAGCAAGAAATGGATGAACTAACTAAAGTAGCTGAATCTCTTCCGGAAGAAGAAAAGCAAGCGCAATTAGCTGCACTTAAAGAGAAGCAGCAGCAAAAAGGATTCGAATTCGCTTTCCGTGTTTTAACAATGATTCCTGCTTGTGAAGATGATTTTACAGAGTTCTTTGCTAGTTTATTAAAAGTAAAAGCAGATGAGTTTCGTCAATTCCCTCCTGAAGCAATGGTTGCTGTTATACAGGGCTTATTAGAAAGTGAAGACCTAATGACTTTTTTCAACCAGGTCAAGGGACTAGTGAAAGTTCAGAGCGAGAAATGGAGCAAATCAGCAGTGATTCCAGCAGCGGCTCCGAACCTAGCTTAAACGAAAATTCAGATGAATATTTAGAGGAAGCCGAACAAAACATGTTACGTGCTTTCGATAAAATCCAAAAGCGGTATGGATGGACAGATGAATACGTCTTATCTATACCGTATTCGCGTTTAATGGACCTATTTTCTTTAATTGCACAAGAAGAGCAGCAAGAAGAATTAAACGAGTGGAAGAAGATGGCGTTCATTGGTTTTCAAACTCGTCAACTTGAAGAGGGTACTACTTTCGATGATTATCTAAAAGCCTTTGGACTAACTGATAACCAGGATGATAAGGAATCATCTTATGAAATGGGTGAAGTATGGAGCAAAGAAGAGTGTGAAGCACATGTTGAGCAAATTATGGCTCAATTCCAGGAAGACGACGATGAAGAATAAAATGGTTATCGGCCCCAGAAAAGGGGGTGCATAAATGTTAGCTGAAATGTTCCAACTGTTCGGAACGATTGGTATTAAAGCAGACGGCGCTTATAAAGATTTACAACAATTTGAAGATCGAGTACAAAAGACTGCAAACGGAATGCATGATAAGTTCCAAAAAGCAGGGGAATCCATTAGTCATGTAGGTAACAAAATGAAAGATGTTGGTACTAACATGACTGCTGGTGTTTCACTACCTTTAGCTGGTATTGGTGCTGCAGCTGTTAAAGTAGCTTCTGACTTTGATGCTTCTAATAGAAAATTAGAATCTACACTTGGTTTATCAAAAGAAGCTACAAAAGAGCTGGGTAATGTTGCAAAAGAGACATGGAAAGATGGATTTGGAGAAAGTATTCAAGAAGTTGATGAAGCTGTAATACAAGTAAGTCAAAACATGAAGAATCTTTCTTTCGATGAAATGCAGGGTGCTACACAAAGTGCTATGACTCTTGCAAAAACTTTTGACGCGGATGTTAATGAGGTTACACGAGGGGCCGGACAGCTTATGAACCAGTTCGGGTTAGATGCACAAGAGACATTTGACCTTTTAGCATCTGGTGGACAAGCAGGCTTAAACTTCTCAAACGAAATGTTTGATAACATTTCCGAATACGCGCCTTTATTTAAACAAGCAGGATTTTCTGCAGAAGAGATGTTTACCATTATGGCAAATGGAACACAAGATGGTTCATACAATCTCGATTACGTAAACGACCTTGTAAAAGAATTCGGTATTCGTGTACAAGATGGATCAAAAGGTGTCACAGAAGCCTTTGCAGAAATGAGTCCAGAAACTCAAAAGGTTTGGGACAATTTTAATAAAGGTAAAGGAACTGCTGCAGATGTATTTAACGCAGTACTTGGCGATTTAGGCAAAATGGACGATAAAGTCAAAGCTAATCAGCTTGGTGTTGCTGTATTCGGTAGATGATAAATTGTGCCGAAGTAAAATTGCGGTATTAAGCAAGAAGGGTGAGATTCCTAACTTGAACCGAAGGCTATGCAAAGTGTAGTCAGGGGCAGAGCATAGAGGGTGAAAAGATATAATCCCTCCACGAGACCGCGACACTTTAATAGTGAAAACCTATGCCGAGCTTACACGAATATGAAGTGTAAGAAGTAAGGGATAAAAAGCCTTTACGATAACAAAATGACAAAATGGGAAGACATGGGAGCTGAAGCTGTATTAGGGCTTACTAATGCCGATGGTGCATTACGCGATGTTGACGGTAGTATGAAGAAAATGCAGAAGACACAGCAAGAAGCATTTGGTGTTCGCTGGCAAAAACTCACTCGTACTACAATGGCATCATTAGAGCCGCTAGGACAGGCAATTCTTGATATTGCAGAAGTTGCTCTTCCTCCCATTATCAAAGCTGTAGAAGTAGCTGCAAAGGCGTTTAGTTCTATTCCAAAACCAATCCAAATTGGTATCGTAGCAATTTTAGGTATGGTTGCAGTATTAGGACCATTAGTCGCCATGATGGGTTTTATGACAAGTGGAGTAGGTGCATTTGTCGGTTCGTTTAGATTTCTTGTACCAGTATTAACAAAGGTTCCTCTGCTGTTTACAGGTATATTAAAAATCGGGCCAAGATTAATAAGTATGTTCGCTATGATAGGAAGAGCAGTAGCTTTCCTAGGTAGCACTGCATTTGCAGGACTTTTAAAAGTAGGGCCTAAACTTATTGGTATGTTTGGTGCAATAGGTAGAGCACTCGCTATACTTGGTAGATCTGCAATGACACTACTTATGAATCCCTGGACAATTGCCATACTTGCTATTGTTGGATTAGTTTATTTAATTTACAAAAATTGGGATTCTGTTGTTAAATATACGAAACAAGCCGTTAAATGGATGGGTGACGCATGTTCTAAGGGGTGGGACGCAACCGTAAAAGGTGCAAAATCCACTTGGTCCGGTTTATCTAAATTCTTTTCTGGATTTTGGGAAGGAACGAAAAAAGTCTTCCATGCTTCTGTATCATTTATAGGAAAAATGCTCGAAGCAGCCTGGCGCGGTATAGCTGCAGTTATAAAGTTTTACATTAATTTCTGGAAAAAAGCATTCGAACTTGGCTGGATTGCTATAAAATTCATTTTTAATGCCGCTTTAAATATCTTAAAAAGCGTTGTTAAATTCGCCTTAGAAGTTATTAAAAATGTAATCTCATTTTATATAAAAGCATACCAAACGATTTTTAGAGTTGGGTGGAATATCATTAAAACGATATTTACAACTGTCCTTAACTTTTTGAAATCGTTTATTCGTGCTGCTTTCGAATTTATAAAAAATGTGATTTCAACAGCGATGAATGTTATAAAAACTATAATTTCTGCAGCCTGGAATTTTATAAAAACAGTATTTGTTACTGTATTGAATTTCATTAAAACCACTGTTCAAAATGCATTCAACTTTATTAAAAATATAATCATTACCGTAATGACTGCGATTAAGAATTTCATTCAAGCAGCCTGGAATTTTATTAAAGATACAATCATTGCAGCAGTTCGAGCCTTTGTTAATTTCGTAGTTGATAATTTTAATAGACTTAAAAATACTATTTTTAGTGTTGTTGGAGCTATTAAAGATTTCATAGTAAGTAGCTTTTCTGCAATTAAGAAAGCTATTACGGGAGCTTTTACAGGTATTGTAGATATCGTAAAAGATGTATTTAGCAAAGTAGGCTCTATTGTAAAAAATGTAGCAAAAGAAGCAGTTAGCTGGGGAAAAGATATCATTGCTGGTATCGGTGAAGGTATGGCTGCAATGGGTGGCTGGATAGCTGATAAAGCAAAAGGCGTAGTCAGCGGAATTCCAAAAGCGGTTAAAAAGTTCTTTGGTATTCAAAGTCCTTCACGCCTAATGATGGAGTTTGGTGGATTCATTACAGAAGGTCTAGGTGTAGGGATGGAAAAAATGATTCCTGCAGTAGACAGAGCTTCTGAACTACTAAATAAAGCTGTTGTTCCACCTAAACCAATGAAACTAGTAACGGATGTATCTACTCAGATTGGACAAATGGGAGCACGTTCTGCGGATTTAATTGGTAAGACAGCGCATCCTTATGCTGGGCAAACACACGTCGAAAAGAAAACTGATAATGGCGTAACAATTCAAAATGCTACGTTTAAAGTTGCTGTAGAAAAACTACAATCTGCAGAAGACTTTGTAAAAATGAGAAAGCTGCTACAAAACGTAGTTGCTGATGATCTAATGGGAATGGCGGTGCGAAATGTATGAGTGTATTAAAAACATTGCATAGAAAAGCAGGTTCGTATTACCTCTTTGAAGAGATAGTAGAATTAAAAAACACAATACAATATACCATTACTTTTGGATGGCCAGGGACATATAACTTTCATTTTATGTCCCAAGTTCCTATTGGTTCTGATGGCATGCTGCCGAATAAATACTTTATTGTTCGGGTAAATGGCATTGAACGGTTTAGAGCGAGAGGGCCTTACGCTTGGGAAGCACGAGAAATATTTGTTGGTGCAGGGCCGCAAACAATTGAATTTACAACAATAGGCTATGGTGCTTCTGATGTAGCCTATGTAAGCCAAGCTTCTTATCATGCATTTGGGTATGTACCTAACATTGCAATGATTGAGCAAACAAAGATGCCAAAGTCATTAGACGGCTTGAAAACTCACAATGTTATGCATGGATATCCGCGTTTTCAAAGTGCTGGTAATAAAGGATGCGAAGTAGAATTCACTCTGCTATTTAGAGATATAAAATATTGGCGTGATTTCATGAGGGAAATATATCGCACTCATATTATCACCGGTGATTACGGTACCTACGGGGGTATCATACCACCTAATGAAGTGGATACAATACGAAAAGGTACATTAGTAATAGCAAAATGTAAATTAATATCTACAGCACAAGCAGGCGTAGGAGTTGATGGCATATGAGGGAAGGTTCTGTATCTTTAATTAGAATGTTGGGGAGTCATTTCCAATTAGGGAATAACTCCCCTAATTTAATTGTTTTTATGAAAAAAAGAGACTCTTCTTCTTACGTTCAAATACAACATCGTGTAACGGGCTTAGAAGTCCAGGAGAGCGCAGAACAGTTCGCAAGTACATTTACTATTACCTTTGCAAATGAATACGGTCAAATGGCTCCTGATAATTGGTATGGTAAGTTTTCTTCTATTCAAGAATGGTTTTATAACAGTGAGGTAACAAATACAAATCAACTGTATCCACAGACTGAATTCAAGGTGTCTATCGGCTACAGTGAAGAGGTTTTACCTTATATACATGGTTATGTATCTGATGTAAAAGTAAATGCCGAAAGTGGTACTATTTCAGTCACTTGTACAACATCTTATAAGAAACTTCTACATAAATCAGTAATACCAACACCTGGATCGGATGAAATTGTTGCACCAACTGGAAATGTTTATAATGTTGTAAAATTCTTCTTTCAAAAAGCAGGGGTTGTCTTACATGGTAGTCCCGTAAACATACCTGGTACCAATCAAAGCTGGCTCGTTGAGGGTGCTACTGGTAAGAGGTTTCAAAAATGGGATGAAATTGTTCGCGATATTATAGATACAACATTCCACTATATTAAACATGAACCGGATGGAAGTTGTACGTTTATGAAAATGCCGGACTATGCCATTAACGAGCCTGCAAAATTTAACTTTAATGAAGGTGAGAACCTTATTTCATTAGATATACAGCTAACAGATCAGGATATCAGTAATAGCATTGTTGTTAAATGTGGAGATTACGCAAACGGATTTCTTAATTCGTTTCTATTAAAGAATGTATCGCAGGGTGATTTGCGAGAGGAAATGATAGAAGTTCCTTGGGCTACAACATTCTTTGCAAGAAGAGCAGTAGCTGCAGCTTATCATTTAAAAGCAATCCAGAAGTTTAGGACATTAACGGTAGCAGTAGTTGGTGATCCAAGGATTCAATTGTTTGATGTAATTTCTGTTTACAACCGAGATTCTGGCCAACAATGGAATTATTTCGTGAAAGGTATTAATACTATGATTTCAGCAGATGATGGTTTCTATCAAACTTTAGATTTAACAGTTAACTATGGATACGAACCTACTCCTTATACAGACATAAGCGGAATCACAGTAAACGTAGATACCTTACGATTAAAACTTTGGGATTATGATTATGAAGATGGTGACGTATTAAATATTTACGCCAATGATAGGTTAATAGAAGAAAATTACCTTATCCGAAACAATCCTACATATGTTGATATTCCACTCGAATACGGGGTAAATGTAATTGTATTTGAAGCTGTACGAAATCCTTTAAGGTGGCTTACAGGACGACTACAAGTGTTAGATACACAGAATAATATTCTATTTGATTATGGTTCTCTACCAGATTTAACATTTGATCGGAAAAACATAGGTCCAGATGGATATTATATTCAACGTCCCGCAAAAACTTGGGCTGTCACTAGGGTAAATTAGGGGTGATACGATGATAATGCAAAAGAACTTATATGATCCAATTATGTATTTGATGAAAGGATTAATTGATAGAGAATTTTACAGCGGTGGAAAACCAATGCCTGGGGATGACCCGAATAACGTATTTAAAGAAGGTATGACAGAGGGCTATACCCTCATTCGTGATGGTGCTCGTTTATCCGCTGTTGATGGGGATAAATATCTTTATTACGACTTAGTTTTTAACGACAACGGTTTGCTAGATAAGGTTATTTTATCTCACAAGATAACAGGAAAGACAATGGAAACACAATTAATATATAACGGAAAGAAACAATTAGAGCGTGTGCAGCCGCGACTTCTTAATAAAGGTAACGGTATGCTATCTGATCTAGCAATTCCCGATGTGTCGTAATGATGCACGGGAATTTTTTAATACATGGAAAAGGGTGAATGCTCTTGTTTGAAACAACCTATTTAGCTGGTGGCCGATTAGATCCACCTTTTCATCCAACAAAAACGGAACCATTCGTACCTGGATTCATTATGGATTCCACATCATATAAAACGGATGAAGTGAAATATATATTACCTGCAGATATGGAGATTTATGCAATTAGTGTTAGTTCCTCCATTTATGAATTAGATGATAAATGGGATTTAATCGTGAACGGACAAACTGTTTGCCAGGATATCTATACGAAGCGTATTCCCGAAGGTATGCACTTTATGGTTTATAAAGCAGTCGCAGCAGGAAGTACAATTACATTCCGATTCTATAATCAAGGGATTCTGGATAAAACAGTGTGGTTTGAATTGCACTTTTTAAGATAAGGGGGCCTACTCATGAGTTTTTCAGTTAATTATATGGCTGGTGGAAGATTTGACGCACCTTACTTCCCAACTAAAACAGAACCATTTATCCAAGGGCGAAGAGTTGGTATTTATGATGGAATGCATGTAGATAAGTTTTCAGTACCGTTCGAAACGGAAATGATTTCTTTTTCTGTTGCTGCTTCTCATTACAGTGATAGGGACTATTGGAATTTATTTATTAATGGCCAGCAAGTATTTAAAGAAGTTTATGTAAAAGATGTGCCGGAGGGATTTAATTTCTCCGTTGTAAAACCTATACCTGCTAATGCTGAAGTAAAGTTCGAATACCACAATGCATCCGAAGATAAAAAAACTATATGGCTTAATTACCAACTATTAAGAGATTAGGAGCGTGAAATAGATGGCATACGTTGAAAAAATAGTTACAGAAGCAGATTTTTATAATTCACTCATAAATTTAATGACTGAAAACGGTTGGAAGAAAGTCAAAACCTTTTATAAATACATTGATAAGGAAAATACGCAAGGAAGCAAAGATAGCATTACTAAACTGTATAAATATTGGTGTGCAAAACATGTTGTTTTACAAAATTCAGATGGTGGCATGTACGGAATCGTTCAAACTTGGGCTTGGGAGACTAAAACAAAACTAAATATTGATTTATCTACAGATAAAGGCAAAACAGAATTTCAATCTTATGTAGAAGATAATCCAAGATATAAAGATCGTTCTTGTATGTATCTATACATGATAGAACAGGTTCCAAATTATAAAGACAATAGCATAATTCAAATGGGCGCTCAAGACGGTAGTGAATTTCAATCTATTATGGATGTTGAATTAGTTGAAGTAAAGGTAACTTCAAATAGAAACGTAAATCCTAATACTGGGGAAGTTTATTACACAAATTCCTACGAATATGAAGACTCACCTCAATTGATGATGTCCCCTTGGGTAAAATGTTCATTTAGAAACCCTAAACTAACAAATATAAATGTCGATTCGAATTGGTGGCCGGATTCAATGGTTCGTATTACGGGACAAGTAGATAAATCCCGTGTGGTTCTTCTAATACAAGCTGATAGAACGCCTGCTTTCGATAATAACTCTGTTCCTGTAATTCCTGTTTATATGGGGAAATTAGAAAGTTATGCAGTAGATGACACAATTGCCGACGCTCTATGGGCAGGCACCGCTTACGATGAAGGTTCAGAAGCGTCTTCCCATAATTATAACTTTGAAAGTAAAACTCCATTTAGGGATGTAAAAAAATATATGCCGAGAACGAAGGCATATCCAAAAAGCCCAGGTAACGGTATTGATAACATCATAATTAAACGTTCACGTTTTGGAGCAAGATATCAAGCTCATTATCTAGCGTGGAATGTTCCATCTAACATGATGCCACCAGATAGAAAAAGTACAACTGGTGGCCAGTATCCAAACGCATGGCAGAATCATGAAAATGATGAATACAAATATCAATTTAACCCTTCTGTTTACAGCAATAAAGTCCATACGTCACGAGCGTATATTGTTCATCCAGAGGAAGGTGTTCGCGGTTATATGCCTTATATCGTTCTACTATCACCTTTAGGTTTATTAAATGGAGATAAATTGAAAGTAAGACAAAATACTTGTCCAGATACCCATGACATTTATCGTTTCTTTACGGTCGATGCAATTTCACCAATTACAAAGTTACCTGCTACTGCTTATCGACCAGCTGGATTAGGAATCTACGAAAAAACAAGATAAAGGCGGATGAATATAAATGTGGTTTGATAAAATAACGTATTTGCAAACATTACCGAATGACTTAGAAAAAATGTTTACTACTAACGGATGGGATAGAAAACTATTTTTCAGGATTCGTAGTGGAATTAGTAAGTTTATAGATGTTCGTTTATTTGAAGCGGCTGGAAGTGATGGAGAACGTAGAAAACTAGGAATAGCAACTGCCTATGATACAAATGTAACAGACTTTACCGATAGCCGATATATTACAGCTGATTCTCCATTAGGTAAATTAGGTGTAGGTGACGGTACAAAGAAAGACTTTCAAATGCCTGTATTTCCAGTGACGGAAAGCTCTCTTGTTATTTATATAAATAGTATCGTGAAAGATAAAAAAAGTTACACAATAAATGCGCGTACTGGAGAAATTAAGTTTACTGATGCACCAGCAAAGAACGATAAAATTACATATGAATGTAGACTTGCTAGTGATGCCTATGAACCTTCTAACGATATGATTTTCTTCACCTACAGTCAGTATTTTATTGAAAAAGAAATAAAACTATCAGATCAAGCAAGTAATTTAGGGAATGGGAATGGAACAAAAACAGATTTCCAATATCCATTCCCTAATTTCGATGAGTCTCGCACCATTTTTTATAAAAATGATGCCATTATTTCACCGGAAGAATACACATTTACCGAATCAAAAATTGTGTTTAAAAAGGCACCTGCAAGTACGGATAATATTAAAATGGCTGGCTTCTATACAGTTGAACCTAAAGCAGATGGAACCATAGATACACTAACAGCAACTAAATCTTTTGATACAGAAGATATGTTAGGCATTATGAGTGAAGTGTATTCAGCGTTGAATTTCGCTAATCCTTCACCATATACACCGATTAGTTTCACTCCAGAAAAGCGGTTTACAAGAGACTGGAAACGAGATTCTGTTGTTTATATTTATGGAAATGCCAATAGAGACCGTATAGCCATGTTTATGCGTGTAGATCCAACACCTGCTCCTGTTCGTGCTTTATTCGTTCCTGTTTATATCGGACGGATGTATACATTTGATAATGCTCCGCGAAGAAATATGATAATCGCAGCAGGTTGCCGTACAGGTGACCAATTTGTATATTCCGCAAATAAAAAAGTCGGAAATTCAACGGTAGATTATGGGGAAAATACAAGTAACGGTAATGAAACGGTACAATTAGCACAATCTTATACAGGTTCCATGTATCAACACCATTACCTTTCTTTCATTACTCATAATATGGATGTTGATAATAGTCAAGGGCGCTTCAATCCGTCTGTTTATAGTGGTAAATACCATTTATCTCAAGTGTACATTGTTCATCCTAATGATGGGTATGTAGGGAAATTAGATGATGTCTATGCAGTCCATCCGAAAAACATCCAGCAAGCCGATGAATTAGAAATTGAAAAAACGGTTTCTAATGAAGTTCTAGGGAAAGGTGACGGAGCACGTAAAATATTCCACTTAGAGCATAAACCTAAAGGCGATACCTTAAAATTACTACGCTCTTGTATAGAAGTACCTAAGGATGAATATGTGTACAATCCAGATGATAAGACAATTACATTTAAGGAACCACCAATAAACGATGCTGAAATTTTAGCCTATTATGAAATGGCGCAATTATACCGTTATACATTGCCAACAACACCTGTCTCGCCAATGACACAAGAAAAAGCAACGCCTTTCAATCCAATTGGCTTAGCAATCTACAAAGAAGATATCTAAAAATAAGGGGGTAGCAGAAGAATGAGTGAAAAAGTTTATTCTATTGCTTCCCCTTCTATATGTACCAAAGAAAAAAGTCATGTTGTCACAATTGGTTCTGGACCCAATAGAAATGAGAGAACCTATTCTATTTCTATTACTCCGGCAAACACAGAAAATAAGAATGATGTTGAGTATCCGCTTTGTATCGCTCCTTACGCAAGGCATAAGGCGGTTACAGAGGATAATGCAATAGTCACTGCGACGAAAGTACGAGCGAAGGGAGTCTTATCTAGTGCTCTTGAGGAAGCGATTAGACAAAATGAAATTGATGTTTCTATTTCTAACACAACTGATTTTGAATTAACTCGAATTATTGATGTGGCCAATTTGGAAACGCAGCAATCTCAACGTATTGATAGTATTCCAGTGCAACTTATTTCTGCGGATGAATCCATACAACATGAACGAATTTTCGATATAGACCATATCGAAGGGGTAGAGAGCGAAAGACCACATGAAAGAACTGCAGTTGTGCATCATACAGATGAATTACAACTTATAACCAGAGAATACGAATCAGCTCAAATCATAGAGCAGGATATATTAAAAAATACATTACGTGAGTTCGTAGCGGCTGGTGTGGATGAATTACCAGAATGGGTAAAAGTCGCTCGTGTGCTATATGGCGAAGAATATTATGAAGAGGTAAGTCAAATTGTAACTAGGGAAATGCACGGAGAATATAACGAGGGCGCTATATCAAATATCGTTTCCCCAGCCATCGATGCATTAATTAACACAGAAGATATTAGTGAAACAAAACGAAAAGAACTAGAAACCCGTTTGCTGGATGATTACGAAACATTTACAACAGAACATGAATTACAAGCTTCCATAGAGGAATTTGATTTATTCGATGGAATGGGCATTCCTGTTTATCTTCCGGATTACGACTTGTTCGCTAGGATTCAAAGGGAATTGGCAACAAACATTGAAATACAACATGATTTTAAACGTAGGACAATAATAGAAAATGCAGATCTACTTCCAAGTGATGATTTAACAACCGCAGAAAGAGAGCCTATTATAGATGCTACTCGTATAGATTATGACTCTTCTATTCGGATGAAGGAACTTAATGCTGATTCTATTATGGTAGAGACTTCAAATAAACATATGGATGTATTTGCTACAGAAAGCAGCGAACCTTATGTATTCGAAAGAATAAATGAACAGTATGCTGATATCGTACAAATTCATAATTCTGAACTAATCGTAAAAGAACTTGAGTCAATTCATCACGATACACAGGTATCTGCAAAGAAAGAAAATGTATATACAGCAGAAGTTACAAATTCACAAGAAAGCGAAATTTCTTCCCTTGTTTTATCGGTTGAAGATATAGCCGTAAGTACCAATGCGCTAAAAATACAAAATACATTTGAAACAACAGAAAGCACTCAAGAAGAATTTGAACGATTAAAAGAAATACAAAGCTCGTCACTAGATGTTACATTTGCAGATGTCTCACATGAAATACAATCGGATGTAATCAAATTAGAGTACGCAGATAAAGAAAATGAAGGAGCAATTGTACATATATCCGAAAGTTCTTCATCTGCATTAAAAGCACGAGAAATGATTACCAATGTAGAACAAAATGCTGTAGCTAATAAAACAATAAAAGAATTACAAGCTTCCATAGAAGAATTTGATTTATTTGAAGGTATGGGGATTCCTGTATATCTTCCAGAATTTGATTTGTTTGGACGTATCCGAAAAGAACTAGAAACACGAATTACACTTTTCGAAGATACTTCTAAAACATTACAAATAATACAAATGCAAATGGACCAAACAATTGAATCCAAAAAAGTAATGAAAGAACATACAACTGCAGTAATTCAAGAAGTGACTTCTTTTAAACAAAATACACAACAAGCTCTTATTACAGAACAAGAAACCTTTATTGGTATACGTGAATTTGAAGGCAGAGTTATCTCTGATATCACACCAGCGGATAAAGAAGTTATAACTACAGATACGGAAGTAATTGAAACTGTAGATGCAGCAAGAGAATCTGAACAATATGCAATTGTTAGTGAATATGAATTATTAGAGCGACAGACTAGTGTAGAAGCTGTAACTAATGAAGCCGATACATTTTGTAGGGAACATGAATTAGAAGTCGTTACAGAGAAATATGAACGATTTGAACGTACACCAGAAAGAGAATCAGTTCTAGAGGATAATGAACTATTCAAAATGGAGAGAGTACTAGATACAGAAAAACCAGATGAATTAATAGTTATCGAAAAAGAAAATGATGATCCTAAGTTATGGCTGCGGCATAGTCGTCAATCTTGGTGGACAAATTCAAATTGGAAGAAAACAAGATAAAGAGAAGGTGATGGTATGGCGTATATAGGACAAGTACTCAAAAATCCAGAAACCGGTTGGAGACGTTATGATGATGACAATCCCTTTATTACGTATGAAGGTGATTGGAGAATAGCTGAATCGTCTTACGCTGCTTATGGTAAATACCATCTTTGTAGTGGCAAATCAAAAATACGATTTTCATTTGTAGGTAGTAAAATTCGGATAATAGGTGGTACTCATAAAGGTTGGACTGGTACTGTTTATGTTGAGATAGATGGTGAAAATTGTGGTACTTATACTAACTATAACCCTGCTTCATATGGGGAATATTCTATTCTCTTATACGAAAAGAACGATCTAGAGTACGCAACCCATAACGTTGTTTTGCATACAGATGCAATAAGTACTTTAGACGCTCTGGATTTTGGAGCACCAGGAGGGCTTCTCACTCCTATTAAAGTTAGTGATACTCTAAAAGAACCTCAACTTGGCTGGACACGGTTTGATGATACGGATAGTAATTTTCATTATTCTGGGGCATGGGGCATATCTAAATCAGTTGAATTCTATGGAGGTTCTATACACTTCTGCCCAGAAAATAACAAGCTGGCAACTGTAGAATTCAAATTCTATGGGAAAGCTTTGCGAATTATAGGTTTATTATCTTCTTCGTATGATATAGGTCGAATTTCAATTGATGACATGCCATCCGAAAACATTATTTATACATATAATCCTTTAAGACATCAGGCACTAGTTTATGAGAAAATGGATTTAAAAGAAGATCTTCATACAGTTAAACTATCTGGTTTTAATATAAATTTTGACGCAATTGACATTCTAAAAGGAAAGCTAGTTCCTTTTAAACAAGAAAAACCAAAAGTATCCTTGTACGAAAAAGAAAGTGGAAAAATATTTGTAGATGATTTTGATTCCATTAATCCAAAATGGCTAATATCACCATCAATTGCCTTTAACAATGCTGTAAAAAAAGGATTCTTACGTATGAATCATGCTGATAATAAAGACGTTATGCTATTAATTGATAAACCACAAAGTAACTTTGCGATACAAGTTATTGCGGATTATGCTCCTACAAAAGAAGGAGATGAAGGCGGCTTACTAATCTATCAAAATGAAAAGAATAAAGTGGAGTTTCTTGAATCCTATTCTGCTAATAGTTCACAAAGCAATAAAGAGTGGATGGCAATATGTAAGGAAGATCAATGGGATTTTTACACAAAGACAGATACATTTTTTGATTATGCGGATAACGATTCGTTAGCAGCAAAAAGAATTGGTGTTGTTCTAAAAAGAGGAACTGCAGAGGGATTTGTACCGCTAGACATCAATAAAATTATTATGACAACAAGCAATATGTTACGTCTGCGCCAACTATATGAAAATTATAAGGTTGTATTAAAAGATACTGCAGATAATATCCTGTCTACTAACATTGTAGCTGCAGCTCATACAGGCATTGATATTCTACTTCCTTCTTTAGAGTTTGAGGGAATCATAGAAATATATGATGAAGAAAACGAACTACTAGCAAAGAAACAAGCTACCTTCTATGGTGGAGATATGTATTGTATGGGTTCATCCCTACAAATCAAAATGAATAGCGAAGAATTAAATACATCGGATCCAACAAATTTAGGTTACATGTTGAATAATGAGCAGATTGTAAAAATGACTATCGTAAATGATAACATTGGCGCTGCTACAAATATAAAACTATTCATAGAGCAGTACATGGAGAAAGTCGGTTATACCTGGGCGCTCATTTCATTAGATGGTACTAACTATTCGAATGAAATACAGATTGATTCAGTTGCTGCACAAGATACGCGTGATTTTTGGGTAAAAGTTGTGAAGGACACAAATTTCCTAGCATTCGAACCAATTTATTTTAATATTCATCTAAAACACAATTGAGGTGAATACAATATGGGAACTGTAATGAAATTATATAGATATACATCCGAAAGTGAGATTACACCATCCATCCTCATTGAGAGGAATGTACAAATTACAATTGAACCAGGAAAAGTTCTATATGCTCCATTGGATGCAGGTTGTAACAAATACGATATTCGTACAATTCAAGTTACAAATGACTCAAACGTTGAAGCAATGCTATTTATGTACGACCAAAAAGAGAATGGGAATCAAATTTATAAGAGCTTATCAGAAAAAAGAACGTATGATATTTTAGCTATTCCTTGCGAAGATAAAGATCATACAAACAAGGTGCATCTTTATATTGAAAATAGGGGCGTAGCAACCTCTACTTTTAATGTATCCATGAAAGCAATACGTTTAAGTTAAGGAGGAACATGTAAAATGACAAATAAAATTTGTAAATTACACAGACTAGAGCGCAGAGAAGTCTTTATGAAGATTATCGATGAAATGAAAAAAGCTGGATGGCAGCAATTAAATGCTGCCAAACCGTCAAAAGATAAGATTTACGTCATGTATTCAAGTGGTAACGATGGTACCAAATATAATTACATAGAATTACGTCCGTTTGATACAAATGCCTCAAGTGAATCTTTAGCAAGCAATACCGATTATAGCTTTTATGACATAAGAACACCCGATAAGTATCCGGCAGATCCTAGCTTTCGATTGATTAATGGATACGATGAAGTAAAGGGTATAGGAAAAGGAAGTACTGTTGTTTTTCCCCTAGCTTTTCATCAAGGGAAATCTAATGGTTCAAGCTCAGTAAACCATTTAACTTATCCCAGACTGATGATAGATTTATACTTATATGTTGATAAAGACACTGTTATTTATTGTGTTTATGAAAATGATGATAACTATCCAGAACGAAAAAAGAAAACTGTAATAGGATTTTTCGGCCTTCCAAGTGAATGCTACCAGCAAGAAATTTTTTCGCAACTTTATGGTTCATCACCATTTAGCGTATTGGTAAGTGCTGGTTCTAATTGGAGTGGCAATAATGCATTAACAACAGATAGATCCAGATTTAATTTTTATGGAAATGGTACGAATGCGATTGTTAATACTTTCTTTTGGGAGAAAGCTTTTTTAAAAGCTCCAACTTCGGAAGGTAATATAATATTTACACCTCTTTACATGGGGGATAGCACGGATGGATTAAGAGCAAAATTCGACGGTTTTTACATATATAGAGGTGCAAATTATGTAGTTGGCGACATCGTTGAAATTTCTCAAGGTGAAGAAGTACAAAAGTATAAAGTATTTAACACTTCTTACTCTAGTGTATGGGGTTCATTTAGTGATACACAAATTGCTTTACGAATAGAATAAGGCTGGTGATTTTATGGCGATAAAGGGCATAATCTTTCAACCGGAAACCCAATATCAAACAGCATCACATACAATACAAACGCGTAAAGGAACAAAACTAGAAATCAGTAATATGTTTCTCACAGGAGTTAGGCAAACCGCTATACGGCAAGGTGTTATGTTTAACTTTTCTCAAAACGAAAATCAAACTACTGAAAAAGAAATAATGAAACCGCCACGTACTGAACCACTAGAATATGCGTGGAAGAAAATGAACATATAACTGTATCAAAATCAAGCGTGTAGCAGCAGGCTTTTTTATTTTGGCCAAAATTTGAAAGGGGGTGAGAACTTGGAGAGAATTCAAGAACTCATTAAGGCATTGAATATATTAGATGTCATTACAAGTACTCAATTTAAAGTTGGTGGTGCTATAGGTGGTGGATTAGGAACAATAATTAGTTTGCTATATGGTAAGGCGAATGTAATTTGGATTGGAATTTACTGCTGGATTATTATGTTGGACTGGATTACTGGTAGTAAAGCTTCAAAGCTAGATGGAACATACAGCAGCCAATACGGAATTGAGGGCATCACGAGAACCGTGGTGCTTTTATCATTACCGGCTCTTGCACATCTATTTGATATTGCTCTTAAACTACCGGATTTCTTTTTCTTCATGGTAGTGGGTGGATTGAGTTATCACATTTTTAATAGTTTCGCAGCAAACTGCGCACGAATCGGATGGGAAAGATGGATTCCAGCATGGTTATTAGAAAGTGTAGCATCCGAAATCCAAGCAAAAATCCAAAGATCTGATGCAAGAAAAGAAAAACAAAACAAACAATAAAAATACACGCCTTGCATAAGGAGAGCATTGTCAAAAGACGGTGCTCTTTTTGTTTGGCCAAAAAGGGGAAAATACACAATGAAAAAACCAATTAAACTATTTAGTTCATTATTTATGACTCTATTGCTCTTATTTTCGTTCGCTACGGCTTCTTTTGCCGATAGAGTACTAATTATCCAAGACTTACCGAAACAAGCATATCGCTACGGTGTAGGCGCTTATGAGGGCGTTGTAGCACATAGTACAGCAACACCAGAAGCACCAGCAATTAATATTCAAAGGTATGAGTCTCGTACATGGCGTTCTGCTTTTGTTCATTATGCAGTAGATTGGGATGAAACTATTCAAATTGCAGATACAAAATATATCGCTTACGGTGCTGGACCAGCTGCAAATAAAAGATTTGTTCACGTAGAACTTTCCGAAACTAGTAATCCAGCTAAGTTTAAATCTTCTTACGAACGTTATGTAAAACTATTAGCTAAGATTTTAAAAGATAGAGGAATTCATCCAAGCAAAGGATTATGGACACATAAAGATATTACTTATAAATTAGGTGGCACCGACCACGAAGATCCGCTTGATTATCTACGTAGTCACGGTGTATCAGAATTACAATTCAGAGCAGACGTACAAAAGGCATATGAGGGCGCAACAGTTACAGTTAAACCAAAACCACAAGAACCTATTCAAAACATTGTAGGAGCAACAGGAGTAGCTTATATCAATGGATATAATGTAAACCTTAGAAGTGGGCCATCAACAAATTACGGTATTATCCGTCAATTAAGTAAAGATGAATCCTATCAAGTATGGGGAAAACAAGGTGATTGGTTAAATCTCGGTGGTAATCAATGGGTTTATAACAACCCATCCTACATTAAATATCAAGGAGAACAAACTTCTGCTGCAAGTTCAGTTGTAGGAAAACGCGTTGTTTCTAAAGTAGACAACCTTCGCTTCTATGATGCTGCTTCCTGGAATGATAAAGATGTAGCCGGAACTGTAGATGAGGGACTAGGATTTACTATTGATGCTAAAGTATCTGTTAATGGTTCACCACAATACAAAGTGCACAACAGTAAAGGCACAACATACTATATAACTGCAAATGAAGCCTATGTGTATGTGAAGTAAAGGAGGGCCTACTCTATCATGAGTAGGCCCTTTTTTGTATTTATTTTAAACTAATTAAATTAACCACCTGTGTGACCGTGCGAGTAATGTACAACTTCTTCAGAGGATACTTGTGTTTCTTTTGGGGTGTTTGCATTTCCTAAGATTAAGGTAAAAGCAGTTAATATTCCTAACGAATAAAGAATTGTTTTTTTCATTTTAGTGCCCCCCTAAATAATTTTTTTGTTCATTGTAGAACATAAATAAAAATACTCACTTGACTTTACATGATCATTTTCACGATAGAATTTTAGTGCTAATTTTTCATTATATTCCTTTACATACTCATATATATTTTCTCGTTCAAAATATACATTACCTGCTAATACAATTTTTTCTAATTCTTCCGCACATACATCTTTTGCTATTGCTTGTGAAATTTTAAAGTGATGTTCATATTCTTCATTTTTCAAATCTGTACTAATTTTCAAGCCTTTCTCAAACAACTCTAATGCTTTTTCTTTTTCCCCAATTTTTTCATGTTCACATGCTGCAATCAATATAGCCTTATAATCATTCGGTAATTCTTTAATGACTTCTGAAAGGTGACGAATAGCTAAGTCTGATAGTTTTTGGTTTGCGTACATAAACCCTAAATTGTGACGCACATATAAGATAGCCTGTTCTTCTTTTTGTTTTTGGAAAATATTCATTGCAGACATAAAAAATTCCTCAGCTGTTTCAAATTCATTTAAATGTGTACAGATAAGACCAGATACGTTATTGCAATATCCTATATTTAGTTCGTATCCGTTATATTTAGAGAAGATTTCTTCTGCTTTGGACACTTGTTGAAATGCAGGTATATACTGCTGATGGTGACAGTTAAATGTAGCGAGTTTGAAATGAAACTCTGCATGCTCTAACTGATCTGGTATTTCTCTTAGTTTTATTTCAGCCTTATCATAGTAAATTTTAGCTAAGTTGTAATTTCCGACTATCGTCGAATGCATCGCCTTAAAAAAGTAATAGTAGTATATAAGAAAATCATCTGTTGGAATATTAAAAGATTCGATTTTGTTGAAACTATCTTTTCCAATACTTAAACTATCAACTAAATATTGATGACGAAAATCTAATAGAGAGTAGTATAAAAGTAAGTTTTGATTTTCTTCCATAATTTTTATTTTTTTATCAATTTCAGTTTTTAATAGATGTGCATTTCTTACATGTCTAGCGCGAATTTCAATGTACCATTCATTCAGCATTTGCATGATTTGTTCATTTGTTTGTGCCTGAACCTCCATACAACAACCTCCCCTTAGAGTTACAATGTTTATTATTTCCAT